TAGATAAAACGTTTGAAGGTGCAGTAGCTAGCAAATCTGCATCAGCAGTAACTGAGTTATTTAGTTTAGCATAACCTCCAGCACCGTTAGCACGTCCTGTAATTTCTATAGTACCTGCACTGGGTGTTACTAAAGTAGCTTCTGTAAAAGCAGAGCTGCTGTAATAAGATACTGTTGCAAATAATTGATTGTATGTAGGGCTTATGTCGAAAGGTCCAATAGTTTCTGTAGCTGTACCATATCGTGTATAAGTTCTGATTATATTATCCATTGTAAATGTCTTCCTTCGTGTTATTATATTAGATGCACTTATTGTACATGGAGTTTTAGACAACAAGTTCCTTTAATAGTTCCCTTATCTATACCTAAAGGATTGTTTTACTAAAGGAATGCTAATGTGAGGGGTCTTCTTAGAGAGGCTTACAGGAGCTTACAGAGGGTAGTATCTTATAGGTAATAAAAACCCTAAGGACTTTTGATCCTTAGGGTTAGGTGTGGTACTAGTTAAAATGTTTCTGTATCTTATTAAAAGTTTCTAGACTAGCTATATTCATTTCTACTAACGTACCATTGTTGTGTATGTCGTAACCTTTAATACCTAGCATGACTCCGGTGATAAGAGACCTACTGTCTTTTTCAAAAGTACACCCGTCGCTAAAAGTATTGACCATAACGCAGTTATTTTTACCTACATGCTTTACTATGGTAGTAAGTTCTTCTATAAACCCACCATCAGGTGCTATAACTATATCACTCCACGGAGCTAGGTTATCTATATATTTTCTACCAAAGAAATCTTTACCAAACTTAGGTTTCATTACGTCTTCAGAGAACCAAATCAAAGCTTCTCTTTGGGACATACCTTCTAACTTGTCCCAAGGAACATCCTTTTTAAATATGTATCTATCGAACCACTCTTCATCATCTATATAGAACAGTTCTATAACCATATCAGTAAGGACATTTTTAATTGGATCAATATCTATAAGCCACTCTTCTTTGTTTACAGCCTCTGCAAAAGTATCCTTACCTGACCGAGGTGCACCATTAACTATTATAAGTTTAAGATCTGACATTGTTTTTTAACTCCTGTAGTTCTTCTTGTAGGCAGGTTATATCTTCCAAGAGATTAAATACAATGTCTTGGTAACCTCTAGGTATATTATCAACGAGAGTTGTAGGGCATTTACCATCAGACCACAGCTTTTTGTTAAGCTTTGATATGTCTATAGTATCTAATGGTTGTATATTTTCTCTATGAGTACCCCAATTAGTGGAGGCTACTTCCTCAATAAGGTGATAGTGCTTATCATAATCATCAAACATATCGCTCATATTATTTACTCCCTTAACCACGCTGGTGGTATTAATTTATCTGAGTACTGCCACACAATACCTTTGTAAGGAGACCTACCTTTACCTTCACAGATATCAGCGTAAGTAGTCTTACTACCTTTCCTGATACGTGCCTTGGATCTAGAGAATACAAATCTAATATCTAGGTTAGGGTGTTGTTGTCTTATTAGTAGGTGCTTCTTCCTATCATCATTATCCCAGATACCTTTACCTTCAATGATAATTTCTTTACCACTCTTAGTTTTTATTATAAAGTCTGGGCAGTATTTGTGGTAGGATTCTGGTACGGTGTAAGATATCTTACCTTCTTTAGGTTCATATTCGTAGTAGGTTTTGGTAGTTTTTAATTGAGCCTCAATATTATCTTCTAACCCAGACCTTCTTATGATCCTTCGACGCTTAACCATAACTAACTGTGCACCTCTTCAGAGATACCTACAAAGATAGTTATTATATAACCATCTTCTGGATCTTCTTCTACAATAAAATCTTCAGTAAGCACCCAACACACACCATCTACCCAATGTTTCCAATAGTGAAATGGCTCCACACCTTCTTCAGTTAAATCGATATAGTCTATGATCATCTCTAGTTCTATTAATTCACTGGCTGTAGTAAGATTGTTTACATATTTTCTTAATACTTTATCTGCTTCCTTCATATTTTCTACGTAGATCATTAGAGTATCTCTTTTAATCTATAGGTTTGACGTGGAAGTATACGCTGTAGTCATTGTTATTAGCAAAAGTTATGTAGTCAACTTTCCACATACCATTGTGACTATTATACTCTAGGTCTTCAAATGCTCCATAGATATCATCTTGTGTACTATTCTCTATATCTATAGCAACTACTCTTTCGTGTCTTACACAACCATCTAAATGGTCTTCGACAATTTCTAACGCACTAACTACATTATCGCATCTAAACATTTAAGAATCCTCTTGTGATTTGTTCATCTGATCTACACAGAATTTGTGAAACTCCATAGCTTTTTCTAAAGTATTGCTTGAGTTATAAATAGCACCATGTGTAGTTAAACCTTTTACTGCGTACATATTTTTTTCTTCACTACTGTAGTCTACTATTTTTTCTACAATAATAGGAATAAAATTATTTAAATCATAGGTAATATTGTTGAAAGTTACTGGAGAATTCATACTTTCTTTAAGTAGTTCGTGTACTTTTATACTTGTTTCTTTACTTGGCATTGATATGCTGTAAAAAGTACCTCTATCTTCTATATCTACATCCCAGTACCCAGTAGCTTTTTTAGCCCAATGAATAAATTCAGATTCTTCTTGTACATAATCGAACTCTGCTTCCGGCCCCATTAAAAAAGAGATGTTAAAGTTTTTAGTGTCAATTGAGATACCGTCAATAGTTTTAATAGTCATTTTAAAATTCCTTATCTTGTTCTATTTTTAGGAGTCGTTTAACTTCAAGTGCCTTAAGGTCGATACGTATATCATCACCTTCATATCGTAACATCCATAAGAGTCTAGCATTCTCATGCAGAAACATCTCCCAGTAGTTACCAAACCTTTCTTCATACTTCTTTTGTACCACAGTGTACAGGTCTAGAGGTTCTGTAAGTCCTTTTAAAGACTTCTTAGCAGAGACTGGCCCTATCCCAAAGAGCCCTAAGATATTGTCAGTCATATCGCCTGTAAGAAGCTGACGATAGAACCACCATATACCTTCGTCATCTGTGACAGTGTAGCATGTGAACTCTAACTCTTTAGTCTTCTTATTCTTATGCCACTTACCGTGCTTACCGGGACACATGTCCATATCTTTATCTATAGTGTCTAGTACACAACTGGCGTAGTGTTCATAAAAATCATCCCAACTTTCGTACATACTACTAGGTTCTTCTCTCTCTGATTCCTTGTCTGTCCAACCATTAGAAATTCTTTTTAGGTCGGCATACAATTTCATACTTAAAGCATCATCAGCTTCGTAGTACTTAGAGTAATCAAAGTTATTCTTATGCTTGTTGCTTTCCATAAAATATTCTTTGATCTTACCATGCCAGTAAGGTTTCTCACTAAGTCTATTACCTTTATATGGTAGTATTGTAGCTTCTTTTATACGGAAGTTACTCTTACCTGTAAGGTATAGTTTGTACTTGTCACATCCAGACTTAGTCATAATGAAATGGATACGTTCATCCACCCTCATCTTAACTAAGTTCCAAGCTAGTGGGTGACCTTCATCGTCTGTTGCTGAACCCATTTGATATAGAAGAATGTCTGCATCTATCAATGCTAGCATGAATAAAGTTCCTCAAAATCGTCTTGCCAAACATCTGAGTGTACAGAGAAACTTTCCTTTATACCTACCCAATGACTACTACTTCCGTCGTCTAATTTTTTGGCAAAGATCTCATCTTTTATAGTTATAAAATCGTCGCGGGATACGTTGACAAAGGATATAGGTGTTATACTATGAAGTTCTAATAGGTATTCTAACTGTGTACTTTTATAATTTATTTGCATAGTTCACTCCTCCTATAAAGTAATCTTAATTCTTGGTCCCTAAATTTTTCTAACTCTTCTATCTTAGTCTTCCAATAAAATGCGACAGCTTCGTTCTCTGTACTAAAAGATTTATATACTTTTTCATTACGCAATTGGCACTGTGCTACGAAAGCTTTCTTATCTTCTCTGTACATAACACCTATAAATATATTTTTAGTTTTATCTACAGTACCCATGTTGTACTACTCCTCGTCATCGTTACCGTTCTTAACAACAATCCATACTATGCACACGAATATCAAACTTAGTACACTTAGTATTATTTTTAGATCTTCCATACCTTGGCCTTTTCTATAATCTCTTTAGGATATTGTATAGCAAATCCAGTACCTGCTCTTAGATCTTCTTCATCGGCTAGGTACTTAAGTGGGTGGTCTACTTTATCCCAGTGCTCTAGCAATAGTTGTGTAGCTTCATCGTAGTTATAATCCTCCCAAGGAGATTGGACCATATCTTCTTCAAATATGCCGTGGTAATATAACCAACCAGCCATTAACCAATATTCATATATTTTATTTATACTATTAGATGTCATCGCTTGTCTCCTCAGGGATAAATTTTTCTATAAACTCTGACCAAGGTCTTGAGAATATTTCACCAGCCTCATTAGAATAAACAGCAGTCTCAATAAATTTTGGGTTAGTAGTATAAACATTGGCATTACACATTAGGAAATACCTGACACCACTTCTTTTATGTACCCACTTTTTACAATCCCAGTCGTCAGTAAACCCTAGATCTTCTTCCATCTTATCACCTCATCTGCATATGTAGCCATGTAATCCATTGGGTCTGCTATAGTTATACTGGCTACCCTATCAAACTCTTTCTGTATAACAGATCTTTGAGCAAAGACTTGCATTACTCTTTTACTATGCTTGAATCCGTTACGTCTGTGAGGATAGTCTGGATTATACGGTGCTTCGTACTCGCTTGCTTCTAGTAAGTCCGAAGAAGATAATCTCTGCATCGGACCACGTGATTCTTCTAGAATCAGACGAGATTCAAGTAGCTCATCTGAAGAACTCATACTAGTAAGAAGTTTCTTTTTCTTCTTTGTTTAGAGGATCTTCATATCCACCTAGTAGCATAGCAAGATGTAGTGGAGAATCTTTAAACTCTACTGCTTGATGTAGTTTGTACTTAATGAGGCCGGGAAGCTTGTCATAAGTCTCCATGTTAGGCTCATCCCAATCAAATACGTACGGTGTAAGAGTAGCTGCTGCTACAGGAATACCATTAGGTGCTGCTGTTACTGACGCTACCTTAGCATTACCACCTGAGGTAGATCCTACACCAACCATACAAGCTGTGCCTAGTAGGCCTAGAGGATTACGGTGACTGTCTGTCTTAATACCTGATGGATCCATAGACATCATACGCTTAGTCATTGTAGCTTTCTCACCTAAGATATTGTTAGGTGTCTCGAACTGTTGTAGTGGTATGCCGTTCTCATCTAGTGTAGTGGTTAGCTCATATACTAGGGCAAGTTTATTACCTGCTTTAATCTCTTGAGTCTTACCGCCTACAGTATACTGACCAGCAGGTTGTAAACGTAGGTCAACGATACCGATTAAGCGGCTCATATATGTACCGTCTTCTGCACGTTCGTTGTTATTTCCACCACCAGTTCCGAATGTTATAGCCATGTTATTTACTTCCTTTTATTATTGTTTATAGTTTTTTGTTTTAGAGTACTGTATGTAGGTACATGTATAACTTGTAGAGAGTTATCTGTAGTTGTTAATTTTACCAGTTCTTCAGAAGCTTTTTTTTCTGTATCATGTATTTTTCCTACAGACTTGTCCCCAAATATTGTGATATCTATTATTGAATACATACTAATCTCTTTTTATTATGTTTTTTACATAAGATTTTTTTATGAAAAGGGTGTACTTCTTTTAATGCCATACAGATACTACAAATATGTTGTGGTGCATGTAATCTATCCACACATTAACCTCTTTTTATTCTTGTCTATAGTTTTGTATTAGAAATGTTCTTCACATTTTATAGGTATGAGGCCAAGTTCTCCTCGAGCTTTACAAATATTACATCTACCTTGAGAGTCTATGAAAGGATGGGACATAGGTACTAATTTTTGAACCATTAAACGTTCGTTATCGGCATGTAATAGATACTTCTCAGCATCAGAGATACTATAAAAAAGTAAATCATCTCTTACTGCGTTACCGTGATAACAATCTTCTGCAACTATCCACATACTAATCTCCTTTACCCTGCATTAAAACTAGTACAGAGTATGTCACCTTCTTCATATTTACTATCTGCCGTACCTACTAACCAAACTCTGACAAACTCACTATCAGTCCACACATCTATATCGGGGTCTTCCGGTCCTTCCGGTAGTAGCTTTCTAGCAAGATCTTCTGATGCAGATACAGCTACAAAACTATCGTAGGTATCCCAATTACTATTTCTATCTTGTGAGATTAAATAAATATTCATGTTAGTGTATCTCCGCCCAAGTCTTACCAATCTGTGCATTAGCATCGAGTGGTATGTTCATGTTATAATATATACCTGCTTCGACTATAGATCTGACTAGAAGTTCCGCAACTTCCTCGGATATATCTATGTCACATTCCCAAGTCTCTTCATCATGGTAGTCTAAAACTTTAAGTGCTTTACCACTAGCTATCCAACCACGTTTCTCTATCTCTTTCCATACCCATATCCTAGCGTAGGTCATTACTATTGCACCACCACCTTGACAGAGTACGTTGAGGGCTTTGTTCTCAGCTATACGACCGTTGTCACCACGTCTCATACGTAAGCAACCACCGTCTAAAGTCTTTAACCAACCACGTTGTGAAGCTTTCTTTACACCTTTAATAAGTTCTCCTAGACCGGGGATAGCTTTAAGGAATTTATCTTTAGCTTCTTTACCTAAGATTTTTTTCATCTCATCAGAGGCAGTAGGGTCTACTATATCACCCATCTTCCAATCACCTGCACCAAATAAGAATGCATAGATAAAAGTCTTAGCTTTGTCACGAGTAGGTAAGCCAGCCATTTCTTGGTTGTAGGAGTGTATGTCTCCACCTAACACTGTGTCTATAAGAGTTTGGTTATTTACGTAGTGTGCAAACACTCTGAACTCTAGTCCAGCAGCATCACGTCCTACTAAAACTTTACCCTCAGGTGCTGAGAATAGAGACCTCATCTCTGTACCAAAGAAAGGGTTCTGCTTACCGGGGAACCATACAAGACTACCTTCTTTATTGGAGGTGGCCTTAGGTATATTAGCTACACCACTATGCTTCATCCGTCTAGTAGGGGTACCTATAGGGTTAGCACCTGCTGGCACTCTCATAGTGTCTGTAGGTGTCCGTCGTATCAATCCAGCTATCTGATTCTTTTTATGGTTAGCTTTGTTACGATAAGAGATACACTCCCCTAAGTAGCCGTCAAGTAAGTCTAGAGATGATTGAGATATTTTAGGAGAGGTCTTTATTTTCTCACCTGATTCATCTTTAATTTCCCTACCCCTAGGATCTTTCTTATAGTTCCATTCATCAGGTACCCACCCTATTGTATACAACCATTCTTTAAGTTGAAGTGGTGAGTTGAGGTTCAGGGTGTGCCACTCAATACGAGAGAATGGTCCAGAGACTGTTGCTTCTTCTCCATACCAATCTAGTACTGTTTTCTTATACTCACCATTTTTCTTAAAAGGTTCTGAGATTGTTACACCTTTCTGACTACAAGATTGTGGTATGTTACGTAAGATGTACTCAGCTTTTTCTTCAGCAAACATTTCTAATGTATGGACATACTCTAAAGCTTTCTCATACTCAAAGTTACAACCATTCATCTGCTGTTGAAACATTATGTAAGAAGACATATGCTCTTGAGTAATTGACTCAGACCAGTTAGGCTCATTAGGTTTATATCCCTCGGGGTTACGAGGATCAAAGAATGACTCATTGAATCCAGCTTCTGTGTTAAGCATACGGTACATTGCTGTTTGGATATATGTATCTTGATTACAACGATACATCATCTCTTCATCAAATGTTTCCCACTGCTCGTACTTAGGCTTAGGTACTCCTAATCTTACACCCCAAGCTTCTACACTGTGTGCTGACTTAGCACCACGAGGTGTAGATCTATCGGGGTTAAGTATCCTTGAGTAAACAAGAGTATCAAATAAGTATTCTTCTTTGGCGGGAGTCCAACCGAGTACTTTCTCCATTGCAGGGAAATCAAATCCAGTGCCGTAATGGCAAGCAATAAAATCACACTCATCTAAGAACTTAGTGAATGTTCCATCTATCATTTGCTTAGGTCTGAATGTAAAAGTCTCGTTGGTCTGTAAGTCTGTGGCTACTGCACAGTGGAGGACAGTGACTTGAGGGTAAAGATTATTACCCTCAATATCAAGGATGATTTTTCTCATAGACTAACTACTCCTTACATGTTCCTCTATGTAGTCACAATCGTGACACAACCTACTGGATCCATATACACGATCTACTTTTTCTACATCTTCGTCAAGGTATGTAGTGTAGCCACCTCCGTATACTATCCAAGAATGTTTACCATCACTTGAGTGAGGGCACACTGTCCTTTCGTCTTTGATATCTTGTATACGTTCGTCTTCACTACACATAAATAGTTACAGATCTAGTTTCAACATATTCTTTATAATACTTTCCCTTAGAATGTTTTAAAGCCCATTTTTCACAATCGTGGTAGGGACCTATATAATTTTCATACAAATTATACCATTTAACTACAGGTTCTAATACTAATAGTAACTTGGGTAGTGGTTGGGAAGGTACTCTACCAAGAAGATTGGGAAGATATTCTATATAAGATCCGTTTTCTAATACCCGAATAATTATTTCGCTACCTATCGTAGTAGTTCTTACAGCAAGTATGGGATAAGTTCCAACCATATCATACTTTAGGATTTGTACCTTGTCTCCACTATGTGTTACTACAGGTTTACCTAGCTTAGCTTTTTCTAAATTAAATTCACGTTTCTTAAGAATGTCTTTACTACTATATAATTTATAATTGAAATTCATCAAACTCTCCATCGTTTAAAGTTTCATTAAAATCTTTATTAGATGTTTCTTCTTCGTAGGTAGGTATAATATCTTGGCACCAAGGACAGTGTCCTATGTCTACAAAAGTTTCTGATATAAATTTACCACAGTTAGGGCAGTCTAAACTGTTATGATTTCTTAGTTGATCGTTTCTTAGGTGTGGCATTTTTAGTAGCCTTCTTAGTTGTGTTTGGCTTTATATCAACTGGTACAGATTCTTTTTGAATAATGTCATCAAAGAATCCTTTTTCTTGTACAGTCTCTACTAAGATTTTAGAATAGTCTTTACCTGTAAAAATACTTAAGAGTGTTCCAGTAATAAAAAGAGCTAACAACAATGAGCAAAGAGTTATCTCTACAATAATAAATAGTGGGGCTAATGCTAAACGCTTAAGGAAGCGACCGATCTTATATAATGTTTTCATTTTATTTCCTAGGTTATTATTATTATTATTATTTGATTGTTTTAATATGACAACAGTTTGTTTAGGGAGTTCAATATATTCCCCACAAGGTTCTTTGGGATCGAGTAGGTGGTGGTAATCTTTTCTTTTATCTTTCATATTAATACGCTCCTCCAACGTAAGCTTTATTGCCTTGCCCAGTTTTTTTGGAATTATAGTTATCAGGTTCAGGGATAGGTACCATTCGTCCGGTGTCGGCATTGAAGTGTAAGTATCCTGCGGTGCCAGTACGGCCAGTGAATCTACATTTTAATACTGTGATCTTTGAAGTGTTAGCACAGAAGGGATCTTCGTGCTGCTGGTTTCGGGAGAGTGCAAGTATCGTCATAGGTAATTGCTTGAGGGTTCCAGAACCTCGGAGGTCATCTAGTGATGGGACTGCACCTTCTTCAAAAGATGTGCCATTACTAGTCTTTTTTAAGTGTACTACTAAAATTATAATGATGCTAAGTTCTTTACACATTCTTGCAAGCTTAGTCATTATCATATCTATACGTTGTCGTTCATCACCTTGGTCAGCAAACTCAGAGATAATAATTGATAGGTGATCTAACCATATAGCTTTCTTACCTGTAGCTGCCATCCATCGTAGCTTACTGAACAAGGTGTCATCATCTAGGCCACCAAAGAAATCGTATCCGTCCCATCTTTCTGTACTATACAAATGGTTAAAAGCTTCTAACTCTTCTTCTTCTGTTACATGTACATCAGGTAAAGAGATACGTTTGTTTAGATGCAATGCCATCATACCTGACATACTCTCACCTAGATCTTCTTCTAAGGCTATGTCAGCCATCTTCCAATCAGTTGAGTGGAAGTAGTGGTACTTAAGTTCCCTAAGGAACTGGGTCTTACCCATACCTGTACCGGATGTTACTACTACAAGATCTCCTTCTCTCATACCGTAAGTCTTTTCATTAAGTCCTGTGTATGAGTCGGGGAATAGATGACACTCTTGGTTGCGAGAGTTTTTAAATCTATCCCATGCATTAGCATAGTTAACTATATTGTCTGGCATGTAAGGCTTAGCTTGCGCTACAACTGACCATTTAAGATCCGCTGATTTACCTGACATCATCATAGCATTAGGATCTTTCTCAGCGAGCTTAGCTATACTAACCTTACCTGCAAGAAGTTGGCACACATCTTTTACGGATGCTTGTCCTGCTTCATCTTGGTCAAAGACGAGGACAACTTTGTCAAACGAGTCAACGTACTCGTAATCATTGGTGATATCTCGGACTGCTGAAGCTGCTCCATGTGCAAGCGATACAACTGCGGGGTAATAATCAGGTAGGTTAGATAAAGACCTGAGGACTTGATAGAGGGACATTGCATCAATTTCTCCCTCAGTAATGTAAAGAGTTTTTCCTTGCTTTGGTATGTGAGATCCAAAGAGTCCAACATTTTTTCTATCTCCTTTAGCAAAGAAGATCTTACCTTCTACGATACGCTGGTTGTAACCACTCAGCTTGTCAGTTACAGGGGTATGGTATGGGTACATATGACTAATGATTGTAACACCGTCAGTAGGGCTTAGAGAGACTCTCACGCCATACCGCTCACATGTTTCTAACGTTAGTCCTCGATCGGGTATTGCTCTTATAGGGAATGTTTTAAATTCGGACAGAACGTCCTGATTGGATAGCTTATCTACAGGTAGTAGATTACTCTTGTTGAATTGTATTGCTCTTGGTTCTATAGACATTGTGTGAGAACTCCCCGAACCACTGTGTAAATTGGGATTGCTGTAGGTAGCATTTGTATGTGCTGGATTGTTATCCATACCTAAGAATCCCGGTGGGTTCGGTTCGTATCTCTTGCACCCCCAACAGGTAGCATTATGTCTAGCAGGGCTAGACCCAACGACTCTGTATACAGCCAAATTATCAACGGAGTTACAGTGTGGGCATGCAGTGTGCTTAACAAATTCACCATCTAACTTCCCCTTCTTATTCTTATTAAAATTATAGTTCATCTCATATCCTTTAATGGATCGTCTTGAATTAGTATAAAAACTATTGCTACTGTATTCATTGATGAGACATTTGAAATCTCTTACGTACTCTACCAATACTTCTTGAGTACTACAATATTACAATAACAACATAAGATATTAGACCCACCAATCAAAATTAGTTCAATCAGTGGTGAAGGTTAACCTATTCGGACACTTGTGCTAAGATTGTGTATGGAACATTCTTTGGATTGTCCATAACTTCTTGGATCATATCTTCATCTGACTTCATATGAAGACTAGCCTTACCTAGTATGACTTTTTCGCCATCACTTGTTACAGCTAAGACTGTTTGGAAATCAATCTTACTTACGTAAGCTTTGTTTTCTGCAAGGATTTTAGAGCACCAACGTTCGAAGGCTGGTACATTTCCCGCTCTGATATCTATCTTACTCATAATAATCTTACCTACTTTACTTTTTTAATAACTTAATATTACTATTCTACATACAGTGTAGATATAATAAGCACGGGGAGACACACACGGAAATAAGCACACCACACGAGCTACAATGGTGCTGGCGGTACATATACATAGGAGATATGGTAACCCTATGTGGTATGCTTATATCAGTATGTGCCTCTCCTAGATTCGTTACCATAGATGCATCGTTACAACACTGCGACAACTCAGTGAGGTGTAAAACAATATCATCATTAGTTTGTAGGTCATCGAAGTTTTTATAAGTAGGGAGTCACACTTTATTTCAGAACGGTAGAGGGAAAGCTTGAACTTTACTTACCCACAAAACTCCTGCTGTGATTGGAGCAATAGGAAAGATACCCGGAAAACCGGGATACTTAATACTCCATTTTAAAAATAGCTTGACAGAGTAAAAGAATCCGTCAGATATTTCCTGTACCTCAGGATCATCAAACTTTCCTACAGCTTTTTTAGAACTGTCGACAGACCTGTTAGAGAAGTTAACAAAAACATCTCGTACATACATAACACCTTTCCATATTAACTTCAAAGTGTTCCAAGGGATTGAAAGGATACTCATAAGACTATTCCTTAATAGCTTAATTTAGTTGGGGGATCGTGTAGGAATTAACATACGATGCATAAGCAGCATGTCGATAAGCTATACGAGACTTATTTTTCTGAACTTCTTTACCAACCATCTCATTGTGTTTAATATAATACGCTGCTTTATAGGCAGAATAAAAAGCTAATGAGAGTATTAGTAGTAACTTAAAATAAGTTAAGAAGTCTAACACCGCTGGGTTCATAAGCAGTACCTCCTGATAATATCGAACCACTCCTCAAATGAGGGTTGTGTTTATAGTACGATGGGATCATAGCTACGGATAAACCTTTTGTTTTAAAAATACTGACCATACCTGCATAACGCTTTTTTAAACTCCATATTTATTTTACTCTCATTTAATGAAACAATTCAACTACATTGTCTGGACTATTAGATACTTCGCTAGTGGCATTAGCTGGTGTACCATTAATAGTTATGTGTTTAAAATCTTCTGGATCTAAGCCCGACTCTAGAATATACGCATCTCGTGTACTGTTCCAAACATCAGAGTCACCCTTGGCTTGTTTCTCTAACATAATCAAACTGTTAGTGAAGTTCATAAGACCATAAGTCCATGCTTGTAGTTGTAATGTTTCTGTGTTGTCTGTTGATTCAGTCATTTAAATATCCCTACTCAATTGCTTTAGACTACACCAGTAGATTGTATACTGGCTCCACCCAAAAATCTAGGGCAGCTCCACTACTGGTGTCGCTAAAAAGAACGGGTATCGTGTACAACAACGTAGTAACCTTAGACCACGCAGCATCACCTGCTGTGTAGATTGTATATACACCGGTTATAAAAACACCGGCTGCTGCAAACAAAACTGTCGCACCTAAGATTTTAAAAACTTTCATGAGACCCCGAAAAGGGGTACCAAAAAAAGTACTACAAAAGCCTCGAAGGAAACTTATATTTTTCGTAACCATTAGAGCCACTCCTATATAAATACCAACTCACTTTGTGCACACATCAACCCTTGATATATGTTTACGTACTGAGTAATACATAGACATATATAAAGAGTCGATGCATACTAACATGGGTTGATGTGTAAATGATTGTTACTGATTAAGCTACTACCACTCCACTCTATTTGCTTATACATCCCGGTTGAGCCAGTGATTTATTAATGCTAGCGAGTAGATTAGTATTTGTTACTACTGAACTGTCCTTTCAAAGGACATTACTTCAAGTGTTGTTACGCAGCATAGGCTTCTTGTGCCCCTTTTTTAATAGCTTTATTTATAGTATTGTTTATATGAACATTCATTTTCAATGCTTTGGAATGTACTGTATCTAAAATACTTTCCTGTCGTACAATACTAAACGATTTTACTAATGCTTTTTGCGCATCTCGTGCCGCTTTAACCCTGTCAATCTTTACAGGAGGCCCGCTTACTACAGAAATCTTACCTGCCATAGATTTCTTTACTGTTGCATTAAACTTTCTAGCATACTTAGTATTGAAACGAACTAAAGCTTTATCAGAAGTTCGGTCAGTACGCTTCTTACACATTTCAAGTAAAAACTCTTCAGTGCGAGTAGCTTTATTTAGCTTGACGATAACCCGTAGTTCACTTCGATTAGTTCGGTTACTTGTCCGTGGCATGGCAGTAACTTTTTTAAACTTAGCTGTTGGCTTATCACCTTTGTACACTGGAAGTAATACTTCTTTACCATCTATCAACGAAGTGAAATACTTACGTCTTTCATTACGTTTGGACTTGCTTACATAGGAGGGGTTGTCTTTCCTCCGCTGACCTACAGTCGTAGGTAAAGGTGTCTCCCCAGTTTTTTCAGCAACAGTTTGATCGGGAGAATAGATCAAACCATTTCCGATCCGTATTGATGGGTCGGTACTGCTGTCTTCACGGACTTTCTTTTCATTAAGCTTTCGAGTACGGTTATTACTTTTTACAATACGATCTTTGTTTGAAGTTCGGTTAGGCTTCTTAGTTGACCGACTCTTAACAGTTTTACTATACATACTACTATCCTTATTAGTCATAAACATTTATATATCAAATTATTTTTTATTACATAGCTGTTGAATACTACTCTGTGGCATAGAGAGTATCGACTGTACCTAACATTTACTACTAGCCCCAAGCTTAAACGGCTAACACTACGTATGGAGTCTAGAATAAGATTAAGTTGTTTCAAAGTTGTCTCCTACCGGTTCCCTATACAATTAAGTCTCAGTTAATTTATATAGATATTCTCATGGTTACTCTTTGTACTATGTCCTATCCTTGCGGAGCTGCTCAGTTTGTATTCAACAGCGCTCTAGGCCAGTGCCACGAGATAATGAATCGAGTCTTATACGTTCCCGACTTTCTATGATACACAACATCGATAGGTGAGTGACATTACATACACTTAATGTCTATGTGGTAAGTATGTATATGTTTGACGTTACCCTTGCTGTGCCGTACTTAACTTTTATCTAACAGCAATACTTTTTCTTTTGCTAATATTAATACAGTATCAACATCTAAATTATTAGCATTACAAATTGCTATAACATAAGCCATTTGTATTTCTCTATCTCGCCTAGAGATATTTTTCATCTCTTTCCATTGCGAATTAGTGAGAGTCATAATACAATACCTCCTAACGATATTAGTTTAAAATAACTTACTAAAGGATAGTCGACTAAGACTACCCTTGATAAGATATCTTACGTACCTGCTACAGTATCATCTATAGTAGGTTCAATCTTAACTTTATCACGTTGTACTAGTTGGACTACCCAACCACGATGCTCCATACAAAACTCATCAATCTCTTGATCAACATCTTCTGAGTTGAATACAATACCTTGGATAGTTAAGTTGTGTTTAACATCCTTAATGGTACGTGCTCGTGTAAAACGTCTTGCAAAACAATGAGTAGGTACATGGTGTACATACTTAGAGCTAGTGCTAAAACTTTTATTATTACTACGAGGAAACACAATCCACGTAGCAACTAAAGCTGCTACTACGCTGATAGTATTTAAGATTGTCAACCCTAAATCCATACCAAAATATACAACGTTACTAGGAACTATAGAAGTCCAAAGGAAACTTGCTACTAGAGTCCCAAGGATAACTCGGCCAGTGGTAGAGCTGTAATGGAAGTGTGAATCTAAAATTTTAGATTCAAGTTGCTTAAGAAGTTTAAGTATCGGTAACTTTTTCATGGTATTATATCCCTTTCTTTTCAAGACGAATCCAAAGCAAAGCGAACGATGCTGCGAACATTACAAAAGTACCGACTAAGATGCCAGCATTAAGCTGATCAATCCATGCAGTACCCCAACCTAAGCCTCTCCAAATAAAAGTAAGGATGCTTTGAATCAAGTTATCTAATTCAAAGAAAGCTACCAAGTACGCAAGCCCTATGCTGCATAACAAAGCTCGAGCTACTAGCTTCTCAGAAGCGGTAACTCTTTTAACAGTATCTCTTTTTTTGTCAGACATGATCACTTAACTCCACTAATAGTTGATGGAGTAGTTAAAGAAGAAGACGGCTTAGTGTCTTTAATATATTCTTTAATCTGCTGAGAACATTGCCAAGCGTTACGATAATCATACTCGGAAGTAACCTGACGTTGGACTGTGTATTTTCGTAAGGATTTAACCTTAGCTTCCAACTCCTTGATCAGCAACGCTTGAGCTTCGGCAACCTCGTCTGGGTTTTTCATACGAGATACTACACGCTTACTACTATCAATTGTATTTACTGTGATAGTTTTTATACCTGCCCAGAATCCTTTCTTTTCTTCGGCAATAGGGGCAACAATATTTTCTTGTTGAATTTCTGATATAGCTTTTGTCAATTGATTGTCTTCCGCAAGACCTGCAATTGGTGCCAGCACTACCACTGTACTAATGAGAAATATCTGTCCAAACTTTTTCATAATATATACCGCCAAGGTTTTAATTAAATTAGTACCCAACATAGCCCCTTGTTCTTGGGGAGTAAGTTTAGATACAGTTTTTTTACTACTGCCTACTATGACTGCATCTTCTAAAGAAGATATAGTTTTATCTTCAAGAAACAAACGAGGCTTTCCATTAGTCGTCGAAGTCATAATCATTCTCATTTTTTCTACTCACTTGAGTTTTCATTAAACCGCTTATTGTTTGAGGCTCATTGTCTTTTTCACTACCCTCTTCAAAATCAGACCCAGTGCCATAAACAATGTACAACTCTCCATCATACCAATAAGAACAAGAACTATTCTTTTTCATGTACTTAGGTAACACTACTTGTGTAATGTGACTAAAACTAGCATTATTATTGGTACTAAAATAGTAGGTATGAAAATAATCTTCTTTACCAGAATCTAATTTGTCTCGAAGATCAGATAAAGAAATTCGATGATCCCTATCTGCATAGTCCATTAAAAACTTTAAGGTTTTTTCTAAAGCTTTTACAGAATCATAGTCAGGGTTCTCTAAATAAGCTAAGCTATTATCAAGAGATCTCAAACGTCTAGTAGAAAAAGTGTATAGAACTTTTCCCGAAAGATATTTCTTATTTAATAACTTCATGTCAAATTTAATATCATCTAAGTCTTCTGACACATCAACATCAATTGTATAACTAAAATCAAAAACCATATGAAGACTATTATTAGGTTGCTTAACTCCTAGTATAAAAAACCCATCTCCATCTATTATTTTTTTGACCAAAGTCTTTACTGCTTTTGTAGAGATAGTAGGTAATAAGTAGCTGACTGCCACCCACTGTTCTTTTTTAGTTAGGTTATTAAAAAAATACTTAGTAGGGGAAACAAACAATGTAGAATGTCCATTGTTTTTAAACCTCTTATAAAAATCTTTACGAGCTGAGCTACGGTTACGAACACACCAACGTAGTCTAAGTACTTCAAGAATAATTCTAATTGGGGAAGTTACAAAACATAAAATACCCCAGATGCAAGTGACAAATACGAAGTGTATTATGTAGCACAAGATCCGCCAAAGTTTTATGAAGGGCCAAGCTATCAAGCTTATTACCCAACTATACAATTTTTTAAACATGATCATATCTCCTACGATATAAAATTTATTTAGCTCACACAACTATAGAATATAATAGTGTGAATAAAATAAACTTACAGACACAAAAAAGCCCTCATCAATACGGACAAAAGAAAGGGTTAACATAGTGGTACAAGCATCACTGCTTACTAACAATACACTGGCTCAACCGAGGTACTTATTAGTCACTACATTAATTATCTAATGTTTATGTATATCAAAGGGCTAGGTCTATACTAACTTTGTGAATTTTTTTGCTTACCGCTAGGCTTACTATACTTAGCAGGTTGTATGCTAGATGTTGTAAGAGCTTGGGTTGTAACAGTAACTCTCTTAGATGCTACACCAACACTACCTGAACTACGAAGGGCCATTACTAAAGGCTCCCAAGTTTTCTTTGGCTTAACTGTGAGGGGTGTCAAAGTGAATGACTTAAGCCACGCCTTGAAACCTACGACTGCTAGCTGAGCATCAGATGTACCCAACATAGCATGTGAACTATTCTTAATGTCAGCTGTAGCTGCATCAATAACAAGCAATAGATCATCACGTTTTGAATCTAACTTAGCTAGTTTAACAGCTAGCTTATTCATTTCTTTTTCAAGCTTATGAACTGGAGAGTTCATATATTCTACATCACGCCAGCCCAACAAACCTTTAACTTGTTTGATGATGCCAACGTCTTTGCCATTTGTATTAGAAAATCTAGTCTTCATGATATACACACCTTGTGATTATTTTTGAAACGATACATCACCCTAAGTTGTCGACAGGTGACTCGTGTGTATGCGTCTTCTGTTACTTACTATATCCACAAGGTATTTTATGACATTATTCTAAGCACTGTATACCATACAGCTGGTAAGTATACTCAACCCGTTCTCTCTATTATGAGTAGGTGGTTGGACTGCTGTTAATTTTCACGCTTAGTGTGCCGCTACTAATTACATGGACACTTGATACATAGGACTTGAACCTACATGACTTGCCAATACGTCAGTAGTGTACCATTAATATACACTCGAACTTTACCAACTAACCTAACTAGTAGGTCGGTATCAACTCTCAGCATTACCTATTTTAAGGGAGAAGGTTTATTTATATAGCCCTCTTGCTCTCGTATCCCAGGGCTTATTAACTATACACTGCGTCCCAATAAGTGGCATTACTTAGTCTACCCCCTTATGCTATACGGGCCTGACGACTAACAGTATCTACAGCTACACACACCAATGATTTAGGTAGGCATAGAAGGTTGTCTCAATAGCTCGCAAGCTAAGCGGTGTTTCAATACCGGACTGCATTATCCCACAGACGAGGTCTAGGAATTAGCCTAGAGTTCCATACACTTTTTAGTATCCACTAGAATGTACCAACAGTGCGCCTTGTTCGGAGCGTTTCAAACTCACGGCACTACCTTTTGAGTGAAGCTTTCGCCATCGAATACAACTCTCATTGTAATGGGGATCGAACCCACCTTATACTTCCAGTAGCTTGGTAACAAAGTCTTAATAAAATACTACAATACAATTCCCAAGACGCTCTGAACACGCTTGCTGGTATACCTTAAGCTTGTAGTACTGTCCGTCACAACTAATCTACAAGTTCTAGGAGCTTTCGCATCATATTTACAGTATGGTAGAGTCCCGTTGTGATAATTACTTAGCCTACTACACCTCGTACTAAGTAATTGATTGTACATATCAGGATTACCTTTACCATTTAGGGCACTATTACTTGCCGATATGCTAGCTATCTAGTTGAATGCCTCTAGACTTAGGCCACCTCACACTAACGAGCCTTATCCTGTGGTAGTGTGCAACATAGATTCTAGATGGAGAATCATCAGTGGCCGTCACCTACTAAAGGCATTGTGTTAGTCTTTTAAAGAAGCTCAGTTGTTTAAAAGCTGATTTCAAAAATTATTGAAAAATAAGTGTTACCCTCTAAGCTGTTATCAAACAGCAAACATATACCCCATAAGCCTGAGCCATAACACTAGCGACTGAGGCGTAGTGTATAGGTATCCAACCCCTCTACTAGCTTTCTGATGTGGCATGACAGTAGAAGTAACCGGACCTAGGATCTCTATCTTCTTTGTAGGTTTGTTTGGCAACTATGTAGGTTACTAACCTAAGGTTAAGAGGGTGGGTGCACCTTTAATAAGCGGGGATAGCAATACCCCCCGAACTGGATGTAAACCTGCCCATAATATCTTTAATCTTTTTGTCTGGAACAAGTCTAGTAAGGCCTTGATAAATCGAAAGAGGTAACCCTACACCAGCATCCAAAGTTATATCTCTCATCTTGGTATTTTGAATCGATGATAGCGCCGCCATCTCTTCTTGATTAGATCCATCAAACTTTTTATGTGAAGCAGCACTAGGTGTAACGTGTACCTCAGTTGATGTGAACTCATCGGAACGGTTTGAGAAATTTTGTAAAACAATATCTGGTATATCGATATGATTTACAGAATTACCGGGTAGATAATGATAATCAACAAGAGAAAAAGCTTTTTGATTAGTTAAAATATTAAGGCCCAGCAACCTTAGATACCCTTTAACTTCCTTAACTTTTTTAAGGTAATGGGCTGCATCAACTGGATCAAACTTGGTAGCATACAGATTGTAATTATCTTCGGCATCACATCGAGCAAACCACTCGCTCAAACGACGTGCACCACTACAATTCCGTACAGATTGACAGGTCGGTGTAGACATTGCCAAACGAGCGAGTGAATTTTGAACATCGCGCTTTGTATCTGAAGCTCTTGCAACTTTCTTAAAGGTCACAAGTTTAACAAACTTAGAGTAAGTTTTTAACAACTTAATCTTAGATTTAACACCAACGTTATCAACTAAAGCTTCAGAATGATCGGCCACATAAGGCCAAGCTTGTGTCATAACACTAGAATTCCGCAGCTCAGAAGACCAAGACTGTCGGTTGAGATTTACTACCCGATTGAAACTTTTACCCAATCGAATCTTTGCTCTAACAGCGGTAAGAACCTTACGCTTTTTTGATAACAGATCTTTGCGCTTAGATGATACAGAAACGTTACTAATACGATGTACTTTTGCAAGCATCTCGTTTGATATCCGGCCGGATAGGTTTTCTATTGCTTTTTCCTCAGCGTACAGCTCAAGAGCAGCCATACCACGAAGTCGATCTTCTTCATTCCAAGGAACTAATCCCTCAGGCTTATCTACTACTGACTCGATGTTCTTAAGTAATAAATACTTAGGCACATCTAAATTAATAGCTTTTGGGGGAGTGATATGAACATTAACAATATCACAAGGCCGGACAAACTGATGTGTGTTATAGTTATAAGCAACACTATCTTCCATCCGAATTAACGCTTTAGATGCAACCTTATCGACTAAAGAATAACTGACTTTAGAAGACCTAGACCGCATAGATTTCTCTTTCTTATCCAAAGCTAAGGCTTTAGCGGCAGCTAAAGATTCAGCAGTAACTGATTGAGCGTATGTTCTGCAAGTACTACCGAACTTATCTCGGCTAACAGACCAAGCAAACTCACCGCTACCAAGGGCAATGTCAGTGCTCAAAGAATTGGACAACTCTAAAAAGATAAAGTCAACATAACCTTGTGCAGCTTTAGCCGTCACATATTGACCCTTAGTCTCAGAGTTTTTTCTCATATCAAGTAATGAATACTCAACGACAGCTTCCACTGTATCAAGATCTGATTCAGCTTGACTATTAACAGATGAAGCTAAGCTTTCGTATCGACGTTTAACAGTCGGCTGTTCTTGACGTAACCATAGATCTTCTATACGTCTAGTAATACAAGCACTACGAACATACTTAGGTGGAGCTACTGCATCAACTAAGATAGGACGTACCACCAAATCGACATCAGCTTGGGTCTTCACTTTTTTCTCAAGAGATACAGAAGTACGTACTTGAGGGGTGATTACTGATGCAATTTTACGATACTTTTTAACGGGACTATCAACTTTAGTATGATGCTTCTTTACATTAGAAGATTTACGATGGCCCTTAACCTTTTTCTTTGGACGAGACTTAGTCGTATTCTCACCAACACTAGGTACAGTAGCGGCAATGTAGTCGCTGACACAAGGGTTAGGTTTTAATACTGGGTTAATTGTTGGAGGAACTTTTGCTGTTTTAGTAGCAACACTAGAAAAACTAGTGCTCTTAGCAAACTCCTCAAGAGTAACTTTGAAACTGTCGGGCTTAATTGAATCCCGAAGTGGAGACAGTTTCTCAGAGAAAATCATTGTACGCTTGGGCTGGTTAACAGCCCGCTGTTTCGCAGCGTTTACACTCATTATAGTCTCAGACCTCACGCTGCATTAGTAAGTCCGAGACTTTCCGCCGATAAAACATGGCGAGTACTCCCAAGTTGATTGTGGTTGAATGAATTTTACACAGTCAGTTTATAACTGTCCCCGACTGTAGGCAATGAGCTTGTGAGGGGCACGGAGTAATACCCTACACACGTTTCTTAGCGCAGCCAACTTAATTTTGTTGGTGTTGCTAAGGGTAAAGCTACTCTCTGCTATATTTTCACAAGGAGTCATTGACTTTTGGACACTATCTTTTTCAACGGTCGCTACAACGTTGTGGAGGGATAGATCACCAGAAGAACTAAACTTATCAGCACATTCGTTAGCGTGTTTAACTAACTGTGCTATACACTGATCAGTGTCCTTGAACATTGATTGAACAAGATCAGAATATTCTTGATCACATTGATCAGGCAATACTTTCATAGTCATAATTGAAATACTCTGTGGCATAGAGTTATTATTACAATGAGTATCTTAAACCCATCAACTTTTGTTACAACATACACCCACACATCAAAGGAGTCTTAACCTGATATAAGCTATTATGTATATGAATAGCTTCTAACGAGGACAATAAAAAAGCAGTTGTGAGGTTGGCGGAATGAGAGTCGAACTCACAATAAGTGGCCTTTACCATTATACGCACTCATAGCCTACAGGTAGTGGAATGCTACCCCTTGCCGCCCACCACAAAACTACTCTTAAATTGATTACAGTTTACATTGTGTGTGTTGTACTCACAGTCTAATCTACGCCTCAAGACTACCCCTGTGCCCTAGCAATTTCTCTCACCTAACAACTCTGTGGCATAGTGTTGTTGCTATGTACGGTTTACTTATATAAATCCGAGGTGACCTACTGCACATAGTCTTTCTAATCTTATCAATAAAAAACCCCTTGATTAAAGAGGCTTTTGGGTGACTAGACTATTTTTTCTTTATCAAGTACCGCAATTAAGCAGTAAATCGAGCTTCATTTTCTCTTTGTCGTAAGGAATCTGATCAATAAGACTAACTAGCATTACTGCTACTGTAGCATCACAATCAGAATTGTTAAGAGGATCTGAAGACGGCGTTTCAACAGCACTAGGTACAGGTGTAAGGGCTTTTACCGTAGTGGTAGCCAACTCTTCAACAGTAACTACTGTTGTGTCATAAGCTTTTACTACTTCTTCTTGTACAATCTCACGATTAGAGAATGTGCAAGAAACCATTGCACCTACAATCAAAACACCAGCAATTTTACACCACTTCTTTACTACAGGAGTAAACAGTTGATCTAAAAATGAAGGGTCTTTATCAAGTACGGGGTTGTGCGGCTCTTCTACTTTATCTTTGGGCACGTTAGTACCTCCTATAGGTTAAGTTTTGGTGAAAGTATGTACTTACTATAAATACATACTAAGTAAAAGGTCGGTTGACAAACCTTTTAGTTAGTACGACTTCAAAAATCTATTTTATTTTTATCTCCTTGAACAAAGTTAGCACTTCTATGAAATAATAATTTCTTTTCAACATGTATTACTCTAGTACTTATTTCTTCAATCCTGTCTTTTAGGGAATATATTTCAGTACCCATAACTTTAATAACTAAGATAAGTATTAAGACAAGTATCAAAATAATTACACTAAGCATTAAGTTAAGCATAGTGACCTATCTCCTCTAAAAAATCACCAACTTCTGAAAGAGTTGGCTTGATTGTACTACAAGATACTACGATACAACGAGCACTTAAGTGTTCATCATTACCTTGTATGTAAGGAAAGATTTGATTAGGACTACAAATTTCTTTAGTAGTCCCAAACATACCATCACAAAAAGAATTTAAATGGTCGTAGTAAACTACGCACCACCTAAAGGTTGGAAAAGGCTTCGATACTGTCAGCGACATTACCTAAATCCTCCATAATAAAAGCTGAGATAGGTCTGGCAAGAGATATAGACTCTTGTAAATGACCTGATTGGTACAAAGCACCAGCCATAACTTCGTAAATAAATGCAAAACATAAGCTCCACACTATTAGACCAAGGAAGTTTTTAAGCAACCAAGGTATTTGTTTTATAAAAGACATAACATATACCTTCCATTGTAAATTAAATTGCGGGTACTAACTGAATAACAACTAGCACCACTAATACTACAAACAAAGTGTAGAAAAGATTCTTTATAAGTTTCATAAGAATTAGATTCCTAAAATTATTATAGACACAATTGTATCTATTACTCTCAGTATCGCTTCCATATTTTACCACATTATTTTAAAGAACTGGGTTAGGGTTTAAAGAATAAGATCTTTTTTATTCTTTTCTACTTCTTCAATAATTGGAGAAACAATTACACTAATACGAACATTTTTAACTAAGATAGGGACACCGTTAACAAACAAAACGTTATCTTCTACATCGTTACAAAGACCACTAGCAATAACTTTTTCCCCGCCAATAGTTTTGATAACTACTTGCTTGTTTAAAAACAATTTTGCCAATCGCTTTTCACTAGTACGGCCTTGTCCTTTGTGTTTTATTCTGCTCATACTTTCACCTTCTCTGCTTCACAACCTGCAAATTTTAATTCGTTGACAAAAATATCAGCTTCAATTTCACCAACAACAACGGACACTAGGCCTAAACTATCAACAATATTTTTAGCGTCGTAAAGGCCAAGACCTGTTAAAGACCTAATACATTTAATTGCATTAACTTTTTTTAAACCAGCATCGGTTAAAACAATGTGATAAATCTTGTGCTCTGGCTTAGTTTTACCCCAACCAATTATCTTTTTTAAGAATCCCATAACTTTTACTCCATTATAATAAGCATTCATTTAGTATAAATGCTTATCGTAAAAGAAAAAATAATAATAGCGCAAAGATTAAATTACTTGTAAGGAAATATAATCTTATATCGTGCGCTATTATCTAATGCTAAAATCTAAGTTAATTAAGTTTAAATTATTTGCTATCTTTGGTAGTTTGCCACGTGAAGCACCTACTCTTTTGCTACATCAATAAACAACTAATTGTCTATCGGCTATCCTCTACATTAATATATCATAATGACCTTTAGTTAGATGCAATCTTCTCGAGGATTCAGACTACTCTAATAAAAATACGATTAATCCGCTAAGACCTTTCGTACTTTTATCGCAATATATCTGCAACATAGAAACAACAAAGCCGCAGTTAAGCGGCTATAGTGTAGTGCCTTAGTCATATTCAGGTGCACTAAACCCTAACACTCCTACAATTTAAAAGGTTAACCCACTCGGCGAAGTGGTACGAATTTTGCCAAAGATGTAAACGTGCTCAGCGTAGCAACTAACGTGCGGTTAAGCTCACTAAGTACGCAATCAGCTTTGTGGCTAGCTGTTTTTTTATGCTTAGACTTTGAGACTTCGGAATCTGCTGAGTCTAATTGCTGCAAATACTGGGTAGTTTCTTGCAACTTATCGGCTATAGCTGGATTATTCCACTTATAACCATTAGAAACTTCTAACAAAGGCATTTCAGTGCCGCCATTGAGAGCTTGCTCGGTAGCTTCTAAAACTTTTTTAACATTTTCGGCACTATCACCTGCCATATTAGCGGCAGCAGTGGCTACTTTTTCAAAAGCAGTTTGTAAAACTGGATCTTCAAAAGCAACCATAGTCTTAGCTAAATCTGAATCCACTGCTTTCTTTTTATCTGCCACTTCATTGGCAAAACGACGCTTGGCCCCTTTACTTTTAGCATTAGGCATATACGCCATAAACTTGTCGTAGTCTAAGGACAACATATTCGCTTGCCATAAAGCGCTGTCAGGTTCTTTATTAAAAGCCGCAACATAAGCTTTAGATAAATCATCCGATATTCGAATCTCTAAAGCAGTAGAACCTTTAATAATTCTACCAATAGCATCAACTTCTTTAGAAAGATTGCCTTCTAAAAGAGCATCGACAAGTATAGATAATTTTTCAATACCTAACTTATCAGACGTATGGTAAGTATGAACACCATCTTTAACTAACAAGACTATAGTCTCGCGAGTACCTTTAATACTTTGAAGGATAAAAGCTACTTTATCCTTATAAGCATCTATATCTAAAGTTTGCATAATTTTATCTCCTATGATAAAAAATTAGGTGAAAGGTATGCAAAATGAATACCCTTCACAATAGCAATAGCTACAAAGATATTGTGAAAGATACTTTTAGTATTAAGAAAAAGGAAAAACAATAGAGACACTTTATTTATAAGACGTTGAAACGTATACTATTAATAGTATTGTCTTGTAAAAGCTACGCAACCAAATCCATTTCTGTCAAATTTGATGGGGTGATTTTTAAGATAGGTAAATCTATAGGGGAATTACATACGATATGATCTAATAGTTCAAAAAGATCGTCGTTAGTAATAAGTTTAGGATTTTCTTGCATGTAAGTACAGTAATACCATAACAAACCTTCTTGATTATAGTACACTTCAAAATCTACAGGGCCATCTTCTGTATACTCAGCCTTTAATACTGGTTCAATATTAGTGTCCAAAACATCTTTTAAGATAGTCTGGCCTAATAAGTGTTGTAATTGTTCAGTTTTCATAAAGTTTTTGCTCCAAATGTTTAGGGCAAGACAATACAATAAACGTTTAACATCCTATAAATAAAGTATCTCTACTATTTTCTTATAAGCACAAAAAAGCCCCCATATACCACGTTTAAAGGCGGCAATGGGGGCTTTTTTAGTACTTGTTACTTTGTTTATACATATTTTTAATATAATCCGAAGGACTCATTCCTTTTTTTAAAGTGTAACTGTTTACTAAACATGCCAAAATCATATAAAAGAAGTTATTTTATATGAAAGTACATGTTTATATGTAAATGATCGACCACTTTAGAAATTTTAAAGCTTTTAAACTTATGCAATATTTAATTACATTTAATATTTTGACCAGAACTCCATAATTGAAATTAATATAAGAATATACATATAAACAAAGATTTTTTATTGTTTAATTCAACTTATATCATCGGCTTATCACTTAATCATAATAATAACTTGCTTAGCAAACCTAGTAATATTAATAAAAATATTACCAGAATATTATAGACTGGCTTTAAGACTATATAGAGTGGGATTGTATCCACTACGTTTATCAAACGCGGCTAGCGTAGGAAATTACATTTTCCTAGGTAGAAACAAACGTTTTACTGTGGTTTTGAGTATAGATACCAACTAGGTATAAATACGCACAATAAAAGAGGTTTAAATTGTGATAACTCAAATACGCCTCGGCTAATATTTGCAGTGTGGGCCTTTTAGCCCTTAAATCTAAATTTCTTAGCGTAGCTTAACAGTTTTAACACTGATTGCAACAACTAATTAATCTAAATTCAAACTAAGATCAAAAAAGAAAATCTTAGTATCAAATTGCGGTATATCTGGTTTTTCTCAATTCGATTGGCGTAGTCTACCAGACTAAATAAAGATAGCAACCACTATTTAAGATAAAAGTGTATATAGTTTAATAAGACTATATACACCACACTATACAGCAATTTACAGCCATAAATTACCTTGTAAGCTAATCTAAGCCGTTTTAAGGGTGTGTTGGTGTTAAGCTAATAGTAATACAAGGGGCGGCAATAGAAAACGGCTTAGAATGGTTTATATAAAGCCACTATTATATAACAGGCATAAAAAAGCCCTCTTATGAGGGCTTAGCGGGTGATTGTGAGACTAGTACACTATTACAGTGTACGGTTACACTTCTATAGCTTATCGCCCTTTAACCTAGCAATTAGGGACTCAAATCTAATAACACATGTGAGGCAAGGCGATAAACCGACACTAGGGATAATTTTATTAGTTGTCTTAACAGTGTTACACAATGCTTTAAACCTATTCCCTTTTATAAAATAGTGTATTTTTGGCGATTCTTGTGTGTATAGATCTTCTAAACTAAGGGCGATTTTCCTCACCTTTAAATGATCGATCAATTCTTTTTCAAATAAAGATTTTTTTACTAGCTCATTACAAAATATTGAGCCGCTATTATTAACCGCATTCCTGTTTTTAATATTCATTGTGATATACCGCTTTTTTTATTACTATATGCTTTTAGCATTTGAGTATTGAATTTACTTTCTGCTGCACCCTCTTTTAATATTTTAGTATCTGATAAACCACTACCAGTATATTTTTTATTTGTATCGTTTGTATCTACATTAAACCCGTTTGCGCTAAACCTAGGTTTAGAGTTTGATACAATATCAAACCCTTTGGCATTACTAACAACGCGAACAGCGCTATTTTTAACCCTTGTTCTTAATGTTTTACCAAATACGCCTGTAATATCATTTTTAATATTTTCCTCGTAAATATTTTGCTGCCTTCTTACTTCCTGTACAGCTAATTTATATTTACTTTGTGAAATTTTCCCATTGTTTAAATATTGTTTTAATTGTCGTTTCATTTGAGATGGGTTAAAAGTAGACCACTGATTAACATGTTCCATATTAACTGTAGTATTTGATGCTTGACCTAACATTTTACTTTTTAGCTCTATAGCACTGGTATTATTCCATGCTGTACAATCTTTGGCATTGTTTCTATCTTGTTCTGTCGCAACATGCCAATATTTTTTAATATGTCCGTTATATTGTTGTTCTGGAACATACCCAAAATGACCCACAATTGCTTTAATATAACGTGTCTGAGAACCCGCGCAATAATGCCAAATACTGGGCGCACTGTTACTAGCCCCAAGCTTAAACGGTAACAAGTGTCGATTAATAAATACTAATTGATCTTTAGCACATAAACGAGAATAAATATCGATAGCCGCCCTAGTCTCTATTTTATTTAAAGGTCGCGAGTAATACGCGCTAATCGTATTACTAAATTTATCAAAACCTAGGGGCAATTGGCCTAAAATTATTTGCACCAAACTTAATTTTTTATTATCATTCATTTTATAATACCTCTAATTTGTTTTATGCATTGTTCACTATAATATTCATTTTTACCGTGTAAATCGTTTAAACGATTTCGTTCCTTATCTGCCATTCTTTTAGTATATTTTAAAAGATTAGCATTACCTTGTTCATTCCTTTTTTGCATATCTTCTAATATTATAAAACCGGCCTCAGTTCCATACAACCAAACACCATCAACTAGTCTTTTTAAAATGTGTGTTAAATCAAATTTACGGTTATTTTTAGAACTAGAATTAAAACCTCTCAAAATTTTATTATTAGAATTAATTGCATTGTTTTTACTTGAATTAGCCATTTTATATACTCACTTGATTTATAATTGATTTGATTTTCATTTGTGCAAAAAATTGAATTGATTTAACATCATTTTTATATTGCTTTTTTAAATCAGTTTTTAATTGATTAATTTGATGATCTAATTTATTAATAAACTCTATTTTAGTTTGATCATAAATTTTATAATTATTAATTTCGCATCGTTTTTCTAAATATTGTTTATTTAAAGACGCTCGATTAGTTTGCATATCTCTATGTATTTTATTAGTAGTATTTTGACGTTTAAAAATAACGTCACTAGATAATATACACTCTTTATATATATAACGAAAATTCAAATTATAACCACTCTCTAAAATATCTAATTCGGCTAAACATTTTATACATTCGTTTTGATTGTAACTATAAATAGCCGTATGACGTTCATTATAGCAGTGTACAGATATATCAATCCCGCACACTGTTAACCCCTCGTTATCAATACAAACACTGTGGCAGTCACTTAGATTCGCGCTTATCTCATCTTGAAAATACATCAAACTTTTATCTTCTAATAAATTACTCATTGTTAGTTACCGCCCTTTTTGAAGCTTTCAATAGTCGTGATTATTGCTGATAGTGATAAAAGAAAAAAACTAGTATATATTGAAACACTAACAACGTATGAAATTATTATTAAATCGCTGGCTACTGTATTAATATCAGTAATCAATAATATATAGTACTCGCAAACTATCGGCACAATAGCGCTATAGATAGCAGTTAACGTCATTAATAATATTGATAGTATCAAACATAAATTAATTAAATTTTTCATTTTAACCCCTTCCTATCGAGTTAATTTGTTTTTCTGTTAGTATAAAAAAAGATTGATCTTTAACAGTATCATAAAAAACATTTTGCACATTTAAGATCACACCACCGACCGATACTTTAAACCCAGCACCATTTTTAAATTTTCCGTAGTTTTTAACGGTTATACGATCATTTAAGCCGTCTTTATTTAATAAACAAGTTGGGGTATTTATTGCGTACCTATACCCCAAAGGAGGTAAGGTTAGCACGTTATTTACTAGAATACTTTTTTTTATTTGATCTATTAATATAGTGTGATTATTAATTTCAATTGAATAATCTAAAGCAATCGCTTCACTATGATCATTTAATTTATTAAATAGATTTAATTCTTTTCTGAATATTATTAAATAATCTTGTAAAGATTTTTGATTAGTATTAGATACTATTAAAGTACTGTTTTGATCTTCAATATCAGTAAATTTTTGCAATAAACTATACCTATCTAAATTATTAATATTAGCAGTATCTTTGTACACAAAATAACACGTTTTTAAATCATTGAAATATAAACTAATAACTCGACTATCGATAGAATATAATATTGTAAAACCTAAATTTTTAGCAATACTAATAGTTTTCTCTGTCAATACTAAAGTTTTATTTTGGACTTTTTTTAATAATCTTTTTTCAATAGTAGTTTTTACACCATATAATTCACCATAGCTCATAGAATCGACTAAATTTTGTTGCTCATATTTATACAAACCATTAAATAAATATTCGGCCTCATCTGTAAAATAACTTTCTTTATCTCGCATTTTGTCCAATTGACTGTCGGTAAAAAAACCGTATGCCCCACATTCAGCCTCATCAATTTTATTAACGATAGTGTGTTGTTTAGATTCCATTTTAAGAAAAGCATTTACAGCGAGTTGGTTTTTAGACTGTACAGCAGTACAGGATAAAACCACCTTCAAAGTTTTTAAATCAGATAATTTAGACATAATATATATATTCCTTGTTTTTAATTAATTAGCTTGCAAAGTTGATTCGTTCAACAAAGTTTTTTTATGAAAACTTATGATTTCTTTACAAATAAATTGACAATTTTCTATAAAAGATTGTTCTTGAATATTTGTACGATAATTAGTTTCTAACATTGAATTAATAATTATCATTAAACAATTATTAATATTTTTATCATTTTCAATATATATATCACTAGTAAAATATACAGTTAAATTATTATATTTTAGTGTGATATTACCGCCATTATTAAAC